GGTTAAGCAAGGAAGCCCGAACCTTGGAGAGTGAGCTTCGGAAACTCACACCAGGAACTGAAAGGTTCATGAGAAAAGCTGCGGAACTCAGAGAGGTAAAAGAGCATTTTTCAAGAGTAAAAAGCGAGATTGATGCTGTAAGCGGAAAGCTGAAAGAGTCAGAAGGCTTTTTAGGAAAATTACGCTCCAAACTTTCTGATGTAGGGCTTGGCTTTGGAGCCATCGGCGCAGGTTTGGCTGGTCTCCATTTGAAAAACACAGCAGAAGAACTCCTCAAAGTATCTGATGCTATGGCAGATGTTCAGAAGACTACGGGCATGGCACTGGATGAAGTGAAACAGCTTTGGGAGGCTTTCGATGATATGGACACCAGAACCTCCAAGATGGACAGACTGAAGATTGCTGAAGTGGGTGGTCGGCTTGGTGTTCCCAAGGAAGAAATGGCATCATTCGTTCAAGAGGTGGACAAGGCGTATGTTGCCCTGGGAGATTCTTTCGATGGCGGTTTAGAGGGCGTGGTAGATTCTTTAGGAAAAATCAAAGGATTATTCGAGGAGACCAAAGGACAAAGCTATGCTGATGCTATCAATGGGGTAGGTTCTGCCTTAAACGAACTTGCTGCATCGGGAACAGCCAGTGAGGGGAATATTTCAGATTTTGCTCTTAGAATAGGTGCTTTGCCAGATGCACTCAAACCATCTATTGATAAAGTCTTAGGGCTTGGTGCAGCGTTTGAAGAATCTGGGGTGGATTCTCAGATTGCGGCTTCTGGATATTCTAACTTTATGAAGGTGGCAGGGGAGAACATCGGACTGTTTGCCCAGTCTATGCATATGTCCACGGCGGAGGCAAAGGAATTATTTAACACCAATCCAGAAGAATTTTTCTTAAGATTTTCCGAGGGAATGCGTGGTGTAGAAGCCACAAAGACGGTTGAGATTTTTGACAGCCTTGGGTTAAAATCACTGGAGGTTCAGAAGGCGGTCGGTGCAGCTGCCAATAGAACTGATGAATTCAGAGCTGCTATGGAAAGGTCTGGCAAAGCTATGGCTGACGGAACTTCCCTTTCAGATGAATTTAGCAAGAAGAATAACAACGCAGCTGCAGTCGTAGAAAAGCTGAAAAATGCTTTTGCAGAAATGTTTACTTCTAATAACATTATCAATCTTTTTGAAGATGTGATCCGTGTGATTGGCTTCATTACAGGGGTGACCAAGGAGGCAGGAGACGGCATAAGGGAGTTTAAAGACAGGCTTGCTTTTTTGGCGAAAATCATCGGGGTGATGGTTACTGCTATGGTTAGTTATAAAGCGGCGATGTATCTCATTGCTCTTTCCACCCAAAAAGCCTATCAGCAGACCATTCTCTATAATGCAGTCCAAAAGGCTAAAATGGTGATAGATAATGCAGCGAAAGGCGTAACCCTGCTGTATGCAGCAGCAAAGGCTACACTTTCGGGAAATACTGCTGGAGCAACCGCAGCAATGAGAGCCTTTAATATGACTACTAAAATGAACCCGATTGGTTTATTAGTTGCAGCAGTAATGGCGGCAGTAGCAGCATATAAGCTTTATCATAAGGAAGTAGATGCGTCTACACAAAAGCAGAAAAATCTAAATGATGCTTTTGTAGAGGCAGAAAAAAGCATTGTTTCTCAAAAAAATGAGCTGGACCAGCTTATGAAAACTGCCAGAGACGAAACCTTATCTAAAGAAAAAAGACTAGAGGCTATTAGAAAACTTAATGAAATTTCTCCAGAATATTTAGGTTTCTTGAATTTGGAAAATATCAATACTCAAGAAGCCACTAAAGCGGTTGATAAATACACCGAGCATCTCCTAAAAATGGCAAGAGTAAAAGCCCTTACAGCCAAAATGGATAAAATAGGAGAGCAGATTATTGATAAAGAAAAGATGTTGTAAATCTTGATAAAAATGAAGGTGTTCAATATCAAAAATGGCTGAAAGCTGTAGGGAAAAAACGAGCAGATGAGTTAAAAAAAGAATATGCTCATGTTTATGAAAAAAGAAAACAAGATGTACAAGGTTTAACGGACCAGCAGAGAGCACTTGCAGAGGAAATAAAAAAAATACAAGGAGAAGAGGGAGGAACTGCTCCTGCTTCTAACAAGCCAGTAAATAGTGCTGTTGCAAATCCGACAAAAAACAAGACTCCCAAAAAGAATTCGGGAGAAGATAAATCTAAATCTGCTTATGAAAAATCATTAGAAGAAAAGCGTAAATATGACAAAGAACTTCTGGATGCTCATAGAAAATACGAAGATGAAAGGGAAAAAATCCAGCTCGAAGGTTATGAGAAAGAAAAAAGACTTTTGGAAACCGAGCACAATCGGAATTTAGAAGATATCGAGAATCAGAATAAAGAAAAGAAAGATGCTATTGCTAAAGTGGAGCGAGAGATTTCTGATTTCCAAAAAGCAAAAGCAGGTGCAAGTCCTCAAGCCCAAAAGAATTATGATGCAGCGATTCAGAATAAAAGAGAAGAAATAGCAGTCATCAACTCCATTATTGCCCAGAACAATAAAATCAAAGAGCAGATGGAGCATACGCATCAGTTGAAAATAAAAACGATTGATGAAAAAGCAGAACTTGAGAAACATCAGCGTGATATCACGAACTTGCAGAAAGAGGCGGCTCTTATT